GATCTTCAACGATCTGATTGGCAACGGATCTGTTCTTCGCTGTCAAGCAACTCTCAAAACATGGGAACTGGCTGGCAAAAAAGGTCTTGCTTGTTACGTCAACAAAGTTCTTGTTCTTGAACTGAATGATCAAGACGCGATCGACGACTCAGAATTCTGGGCAGATCTACCAGATCCGACACCTGATCAGATCAGCGTTCCAACAACAACTTCGTCAGAAGCGTTCGACAGCTCAGACGATGATGATCTCCCGTTCTGATGCAGTACGAGACAAAAGTGATCATCGCGGCTGTTCATGAGAACTTTGGCATTGACATCTCTCTTCGTTCACGACGAAGAGAGATCGTCGACGCCAGACAAGCGACATTCGTCGCGATGCGTGTGATGGGATCGACGACACAGATCGCTGAGTGTTTTGATATGAATCATTCGACCGTGATCTATTCAACGCAACAGCATGAGGACAAGTATCACATCAATCCAGATCAACGTCTGAAACACTTTGATCTGTATTGCTCGGTCTATGACTTCGTGACTGCGTTGATCAAAGAGAAGAAGTTCGATCAGTACAACATGATCTTGAATGTTCGTGAAGAACTCGCGAGACAGAATGAGATCGTCTCTGATCTCAGAGATGTGTTGAGTGAATCTGAACGTGAGAAGAAAGAGCTGATCAAACAGATTCAAGATCTGAAGAAGTACAAAACAGCATTTGCACAACTTAGAACGAAGCTCAATGAAACGACGTGAAGCTCTTGATCTTGCATGTGAACTCTTTGATCAGATGGGCACGATCTGGGTCGCTCAGAATAAAGATCACGAATTTGAATGTCGATTCATTCGTGAAGGAAGAATGTATAAAATCAACAAGAGCGATGAAGAACTATTTTCGTAAGAGAAGACATCGAGTGTATCTGAACAGATACATCAACGAACTGCGCTGGGATTCTTTGAACATCATGATCTCAGCATCTGCGACAGAATGGACTGACGCAACGACAAGAGTTCTGATCAACAATGCACTGCTGATCAGAAAGTACGAGAGAAGAAACAGATGGTTAAAATTCTAAACAATGACAACGACAGAAAAGAAACAAAGACTCGATCAACTGCTGAAGACATTTGATTGGTTCTATCAGAGAACAGAAGATTCACGCGTGTACAACAAATGGTCACGAGTGAAAGATGAGATCGGATCGCTGAGACGCGAACTGGGTGCTGACGGCGAATACTTGTTCACTAAGTATCACAGAAGACAATTCCCTGATCTGTATTAAAATGATCACGAAAGGAACAAAAGCATGGTCTTTCTTCATCGCGTTAGT